ACCTCCAGTTGATCCAAAGATTCAGTCTGCGCAAGCGGAACTGCAGTTCAAGCAGCAAGAGCATCAGGACAATATGATGCTGGAGGTTGGGAAGCTGCAGGCGCAGATTGTGCTGAACAAAGCAAAGGTGTTAGACCTGGAAGCCAAGGCTCGTGCGAACCATGCAAAGGCAGATGGCGAGCCGATCAATCAGGACATTGCCCTGCTGAACGCACAAATTGGTGCACTCCGGCATCATAATGAGACTCTGATGAAGAGTGCAGAGCTGCTGCTCAAGGGACATCAAGCCCGCAGTAGTATCGAGAAAGAACAACATGGCATGCTGATGGATGTGCAGGATCGATTGATGGGGCGCGAGCAGTCGCAAGCTGCCGCGCAAGAGAGTGTGAAACCGGAAGGAGAGGCAAATGAGTGAAGTTGTAACTCCGAGTGATGTGGTGAGTTGGCATCACAACCCCGTGACGAAGCAATTCATTGCTGATTTGAAGGCGAGTCGGCAGGATGTGCTGGAGGCATGGGGGCGGCAGGTGTTTGTGGACGAGCATCCGCAGAACACCCTGCAACTGAATGCAAAGGGGCTGGCTCAAATCGAGACGATTGACCAGCTGCTTGGTAACCTGGAGCGTGGGCTGGATGAAGCTCGCGAAGCACTTGAGGAGCGTGCGTGATGAGTGGGGTGAACTACCTGCAACCTGGTTGGCGTGCGGAGCTGAAAGGCCCGAACCCGGAGAACAAGAGTGGCTTCCGCGCGACGGGACATCGCATCCTGCTCGTGCCCGAAGAGATCGACAAGAAGACCAAGAGCGGGATTCTGCTGGTTGAAGAGACCGTCACGGCTGAGGAGCAGATCGCAGTGGTCGCGACTGTCCTGGAAATCGGCCCGGATGCATGGTCGGACAAGTCCACCGACTACTGTCGAGTGGGTGATCGCGTGCTGATTGGGCAGTATGTGGGGAAGTTTCACATCAGCCCGGTGGATGGGAAGAAGTACCGGTTTGTGAGCGATCTGGACATCATCAGCCCGATCATCGGAGGCGAGTAATGGCTGCACAAGCAAATCTGATGGTGAAGATCCCTGGACTCAGCTCGGCTGATGTGGAATTTCTGCAGAAGCACGAAGCCGTTTTGCGCCGAGCTGTTGAGAACGTGGTGAATCAGGTTCTCACTGACATTGCAGACCACGCCCATGCCATCGTGCGCGGGCCGGAGTTTGTGACCTGCCCCTGATAGGGGAATTTCTGACCGCTGTTAATAATTATTAATGGCGGTCAATTATTATCTATTCCCACTGGAGCTATTGCATGGACGACGATCAAATCGCAGGCGCACCCGAAATCGCCCAAAAGGCTGATAACAATGCTGAACTCGCGGCTGAACAGCAACGCCTCATCGAAGCCGAAGCCTCCAAAAAAGGTTGGGTTCCCAAAGAGAAGTTTAAGGGCCCTGAAGGCGCCTGGAAAGACGCCGCAACCTTCGTCGCTGACGGCAAGCGCTTCAACAGCATCCTCCAGCGGGAACTTGAATCCGTCCGTGCCGAACTGGAAGCCTTCAAGGGCACTGCAAAGGAGTTCGCAGCTCTGCAGCAACGGCAAATTGAGGAGCGCGACACACAATTGGCTGACCTGCAGCGCCAACTGAAAGCCCAACATCGTGAAGCCATCCGCAACGGTGATGACGACGCCGCTGATGCGATCGAATCTCGCCTGGAAGTGGTCGAAGACGAGCGCCGCACCAACAAAAAGCAGATCCAGGAAGTCAAACAGGTCACTCCGAAGGCCGGAGAAACACCTCCTGCAGTGAACGAGGATGGCTCAACCTCCAACCCCGTGGTTACTGAGTGGATTGAGGACGGCAACAGCTGGTTCAAGGAAAACTCCCAGATGCGTCAGTACGCATTTGACTACGCGAACTCACTCATTGCTGCTGGTGAAAAGAAGCGCGGTCGCCCGTTCCTTGACCTCGTGTCACAGAAGATGCAGGAAGACTTCCCGCGACACTTCGCACGTCAGCGTCAATCTGGTGCTGTCAACAACCCAGTTGAAGGTGGCCGCTCTAACAGCATTGGTGGCCGCAGTGTGAATGACCTCCCACTGGAAGACCGCGCGCTGATGGAGGTTGGTATTCGCGAGGGATGGACAACTCAGGAGAAGTTCTTGAAGGGCTACTTCAGTGATGGCCCGCGCAAGCACAGCTAACCTGCTCACCTCCCCCCCCCCTTTTTCTTTTTTCTTTTCCGGAGTACGATCATGTCCGAACAGCAATCGAAACCCGCAGCCGCTTCGTCGTTCAACGCTGCCCCCGCAGACGATCGCAACCGCCTCCTCGCAGCCCGCCGTCACGCCCGCCAATCACGGGAATCCCGAGCGGAAGGCACGGCAGAGCGCGAGCGCGCAAACGACCTCGGTGGGCTGTCCCTGCAGATGTCGGTTCACGGAGAAATCCCCGGCTATCACCTGTATTGGGAGAACGACGAAAACGGTGCAATCGAAACCCTGCTGATGGAAGGTTTCGATTTCGTTTTGCAGGAAGAGCTATACAGCAAGACCGCAAAAGTCGTCGCAGACGAGGAGATCAGCAGCGTAATCTCCCGGTTTGTGAAGGGCATGCGTAATGACAACACCCCGTTGCGAGCCTACTTGCTGAAATGCCCGGAGGATCTCTGGGAACAGCGAGAACAGCGCCGCTACGCAGCAGCAGATGCACGCGATGCCGAGATTCGCCGCCAAGCAGACCAGCCTGACGAAATCGCAGGCATGCGAAAGCTCAAGAACCTCCGCAGCTCGATCGACACGCAGTACCGCAAGGACTACTCGCAAGGCTAAGTGCAGTGCGGGGGCCATGCGGAAACCTCTAAGGAGCAATCATGGCTAACCAAGTGGCCCCCCGTGGTTTCGTTCCGGCTCGCTACCTCAACGGTGCAGCATGGAACGGCGCGACGAACCTGTATTACATCCCGTCCACGGACAACAACCAGTACAACCCTGGTGATGCAGTGAAATCGGCTGCTGGTGCTGACGCAAACGGCGTCCCGCAGGTGGTGAAAGCCGGTGGCACGGACACGGTGCGCGGTGTGATCGTGGGCATCCTCACGGCAAACCCGAACAACCCGTCGCTCGTCGGCAGCAACCTCGACCTGACCGTTCAAAACACCCCCTCGACCGGCAAGACTCGCGACTACTACGTGCTGGTGGTTGACGATCCGCAAGTGCTGTTCGAACTCCAGGACGACGGCCTCTCGGCGCTCACCGCGTCCGCTGCCAACAAGAACGCCTCGTTCACGGTCACGAACCCGACCTCGCCGCAGCAAAACTCGGCATCGGTGCTCAGCACGGCAAGCGTCAACACCACGCAAGCCCTCAACCTGCGCATTATGGGCCTGTCGCAGAAGCCGAACAACGCGTTCGGTGCCTACGCGATCTGGATCGTGAAGTTCAACCAACACGAACTGATGGGCAACACGGCTGGCGTTTAACGCATAGCCTAGTGTCAACCGTCTAACCTTTCAGGAGAATCAACAATGCCAATGATCATCAACACCGGTTCCTACCCTAAGGGCTTGTGGGAAGGTGTCAAGAGCTGGTGGGATTCGGCAGCAGCCTCGGCCCCGCAGTACGCCCCGCTCATGTTCCACAAGGTCATTTCGGACAAGAGCTATGAAGAGTACGTGCAGAGCGTTGGCCTCGGGCTCGCAGTGTACAAGTCGGAAAGCACACCGATCACCTACGACGGTATGCAACAGGGCTTCGTGACGCGCGGGACGAACGTGGCGTATGGCCTGGGTATCGTTACGACGCACGAGGAACTGAAGGACAACCTTTACGTGAAGCTCACGAAGGGTCGCGTCGAGAAGCTCCGCCGTGCGTTCGCGGAAACCAAAAACATCAACGCGACGAACATCTTCAATCGCGCCTTCAACTCGGCCTACAAGGGCGGCGATGGTGTCTCCCTCCTCAACACGGCTCACCCGAACTTCACCGCAGGCTTCTGGCAGAACAAGCTCACGGTGGATTCGGCGCTGTCGCAGGCTGCGATCGAAGACATGCTCATCCTGATGATGCAAGCCAAGGACGACCGTGGCTACATCGAGCCGCTGGCTGGCGACAAACTGATTGTTCACCCGAACAACAAGTTCAACGCTGACCGGATTCTCAAGACCCCGAAGGCTGTCGGTAACAACAACAACGACATCAACCCGATCAACACGGAAGGTCTGCTCGCAGGTGGTTGCGTGTCGAACCCGTACCTGACGGCTGCTGGCCCGTGGTTCATCACCACGAACATCCAGGACGGCATGATCTGGCAAGAACGTGAGCCGCTGGAGATTTGGGAAGACAATGATTCCGACACCCGCAACTACAAGGTCGGTGCCTACGAACGCTACACGTTCCTTTGGGCCAACCCGCGCGGCTGCTACGGTTCGAACGCGGCATAATCAGGGGCAAGTGCCTGCGTGATTGCAGGTGCTTTGAGGTGGAGCTATTATTGGGTGTTCCCGGTGATGCTCCACCTTTCTTTTTGCACAAATTCTGGAGAAACAAGATGCCTGTTTTCGATACCCTCACCACTCGCATGCCGAATGGTGTGACCAATGCTGCCCCGTGGCAAACGATGGGAGCTGCTGGCGCAGACGATCCGACTTGGAATCACCTGTACCACAATGATTTCGACACCTACGCATCAGGTGATTGGACGACTACGGTGGTCGGCTCTGGCACGGCGGCTCTCACTGATTTTGACGGTGGGGCCCTGCTTCTCAGCACTTCTGCAGGTGCCTCTGATTCCGTTGGCATGCAGCTCAAGAATGCGACCTTCCAGCTCGATGCAGGCAAAGCAACGTTTGTGAAGTTCGCCGGCCAGCTGAGCGACCTCAACGCAACCACGTTTGTCGGACTGGTGCAGAAGGGCGCGACGACTCTCGCCAGCGTGACGGACGGGATTCTCCTCTCGATTGCCTCGACCACGGGCCTTATCACCCTGCGTTCTCGCAATTCGAGCGTGGAAACGGCAGTGGCATTGCCCACGGCGTCGGCTGTTGTGGCGGGCACCTACTTCGAACTTGGTCTGATGGTCGATTGGCAGGGTAACCTGGCTGCATTCTTCAACCCGACGACCGGCCGGAACCCGATCAGCGCAGCGAATGCAGCAGCAGGCCAGGCTCGTGGTCGAGTGGCAGCACTGTACACGGATCTGACGGCAAATCCGAGCGCATCACAATCGACCGGCCTCACCGTCTCCCAAGTCCTGCTCACACCGATGGTCAGCATCACCAACGGCTCGGCAGCTATCCGCACCCTGACGGTGGACTACCTCACCGTCGCTCGCGAACGCTAATCTGAGGGGGCCAAGATGGCAAACCAACTGACCACGCAGCTTATCATCGACGGCCCTCGCAACGCGATCGTCAAAGTGACTGCTGTTCTCGATACCTCAGATCAGGCTCTGACCACGGTGGTTGATCCGACCACTCTGTTTTATATTACTGGTGGGAATAAACCCCCGAGAGTGAGGCTGAATCATATTGACTACAGCATCAGTGACCAACTGGAAGTGCAGACGTTCTGGGGGGGTACGCCGAACCAGCCGTTGCTGCCTCTTGCTGGTCGCGGTCGCATGTCCTTCGATGACTTCAAGGGCATCCCGGATAACGCAACTGCTGCTGATGGCACGATCAAGCTCCAAACCACTGGCTGGCAGTCTGGTATTCAGGTATTCACCGTGACCCTGGAACTCATCAAGGAAGGCCTCATCTATACTGGAGCCCAATGATGGCACGCAGAAAAGTAGCAACGGCAAAGCATCATGACAAAGCCCCGTCTGGCGTGTCAGCAAAGGCTGGCATGGCGAAAATGGGCAAATTGATGCACGCAGCAGTCCCCAAAAAGACCCATGCTGCGAAAGCTAAGACCAACAAGGGCGCGAAGAAGTATTAACCGCTCACAACTGAAAGGCACCTGTCATGGCGACCAGTGGTACGTACACGTTTTCGATGAATCGCGACCAGATCGTAGCATCTGCGTTGCGCAAGACAGGTGCCTTCGGTGCAGGGGACACCATCCCGCAGGACGACATCAACAATGTCTCTGAGGCCTTCAACGTGATGGTGAAGGAAATGGCGATGGATGGGATGCTATTGTGGTGTCTGGAGGATTTGGTTATCCCGACGGTCGTGGGACAGTCACAGTACAATCTCAGCACGATTGCAGGGATGCCATTGCCCCCAAGAATCCTGAACGTGTTCATCAGGTCGCTCGACACGAACGGGAATGGAACGGGCAATGACGTGCAGATGATGATTACCAGCCGGTTCGACTACTATCTGCTCGGTCGAAAGGACTCGCAGGGTGTGCCAAACCAGTGCTACTATGATCCACAGCTCACTGGTGGGATTCTGACGGTGTATGATGTGCCAGCAGATAATCAGCACGAACTGCATGTGACCATCCAACGGCAGATTCAGGACATCAACCTGTCCACAGATAATCCTGACTTCCCGCAGGAAGCCTACCGGATGCTGATCTGGTGCCTGCTGGATGAGATTGCTCTTGAGTATCGCATGCCCAAGGAAGAGAGGCTGGAGGTTAACCAAAAGGCTGTTGGCTACCGAGATAAGTTCATGGACGGCCCTCTTGGCCAAGAGCAGGCAAGCGTGTTCTTCACCCCTTCTGAGAGGAACATGTAACCATGACGATGGAACAGCAGCAGACAATGACGTGGGCGCACACCATCCAGACTCGTGATGGGACGCTGGCGAAGGACAGCAAGGTGGTGAACGGGCTGTTCGAAGCAACAGAGAATGGCTTGGCGGTAGTGAAACGTCCAGGGACGGGCACATACCAGACCTTCATCGGCACTCCGCAAGGACAATTCTACGCAAATGGTATAGCCTATGCGATTGTGAATGATGTGGCATATTCTCTGACTGATGGGACGGCATATCCGATCCCTAGTGTGACTGTTGCTGGTCAACAATATGATTGTCTGAATGACGTGCCCCCTGGTGAAGCCTTCATCAAGAGCGCCAGCGGATTGTGGCACTGGATTGGCTCATCTACCACGTTCACCAAAATTACTGACTCCAACTACCCCGCGACGACTGTTCCGGGGTTTGTGTATCTTGATGGTGTGTATTACGTGATGCGGAGCGATGGGCAGGTACTAGGGAGTGCGCTAGAGGATGGCACGACCTGGCCAGCACTGGACTTTATTCAGGCGGACTTTACCCTGGGCACGGGCGCGGGGATTATTCGCCACCTGAACTACATTGTGGCGTTCTATTCACATGGAACGCAGATGTACTACGATGCAGCAGCTGCAGTGAATGGTCAGGGGATCGCCCTTGCTCCGGTGCAGAATGCTTCGTGGACTACGGGCTTGGCGACAGGGCTGGGGCAGCTAGAGAACGCCGACCTGACGTTCTTCGTCGCTCAAGATAAACGGTTTGGTCGCACCATCAACATGTTCAACGGGCTGGAAATGTCCGTCATCAGCGACGGGTTCATCGAAAAGATCCTCAACCGTTCCACATTGGCTGATGTGTCGAGCTTCGGGGTCAAGGTTGCTGGGCATGTGCTGTTTTGCTTCACCTTCGCGGATCTGGGGGTGACGCTGGTCTTTGATATTGGGCTGAAGAAGTGGACGATCTGGACGAGCATGATTGGTGGCAACGAGACCTACTTCATTGGCCGCAATTACCTCTCCTTCTACGGGAAAGACTTGCTGCAAGATCGCGTGACAGGGAATACAATCTACGTTGATCCAACGCTGTATCAGGATCAGGGGAATGCGATACCTGTTACGTGTGTGACGCCGAATTATGATTTCGGGACGGAGAACTGGAAGCGGTATAGCGGCATGTACCTGTTTGCGGATACAGTCAGCACAACCGTCACGATTTCGTACTCTGATGATGACTACAGCACGTTCCCGGTGAGCCGAACAATTGATTTGAGCAGTGTTCGCAAGATGCTGCAACGAATCGGGCGGAGCCGCAGGCGAGCATTCAAGCTCACGCATTCAGATAATGTTCCGCTGAGGCTGTTTGACACGAAATTGGATATGGACGTGCTGAACGGTTGAATTTCTAGCGGCGATTAAAAATTATTAATGGCGGTCAATATATGAACCTCGAAGGCATGAAGCACTACATAGGCGGTGGGGTCTATGCGAAGGAATGGAGAGCAACCTTCACGGGTGAAACCGTGGAGCAGCACTCCCACAACTACGATCATTTGTCCTACCTCGCCAGTGGGAGCGTAGAAGTGACTGTCGATGGGAAGGTGCAAAAGTACTCCGCCCCCACTGCTCTTCTCATCAAGGCTCACAAGCAACACACCATCACCGCCCTCACTCGTGATGTGGTGTGGCTCTGCCTGCACAAAATCCCTGATGAAGTCAATCCGTCCGATGCCGACCGCATCGAGGAACACCTCGTTGATGGAGTGCTCTGACTATGCAGAACCTCCGCATCCTCTCGCGTGGGATCAACACCAGCTTGTTGCAGCTCCAGCTCCGTCAACACCCTGAGTTGTGGAATGCAAACACGAAGCGCACTGAGAACCCGACCTCACCTCACCGAGAAGTCTCTGATATTTGGGTTCGCTACAATGAAGAGCAGTCCACCTCTGGCGAGCCTCATGAAAGTGTGTGGCTGCCGGGTCATGAACTCATCCCTGCAATCCAGGAACACGTATTCGCAACCATGTCAGCAGTGCGCGGCGAGCGCCTCGGCGGGATTCTCATCACCCGCATTCCCCCAGGTGGGCGGGTCTACCCCCACCGCGACCTCGGCTGGCACGCGGAGTACTACGACAAGTTCGCCCTGCAGATCGAAGCCCACGAGCAGCAAGCATTCTTCTTCGAAGAGGGTGGCGAAATCACCCTCCCTGGCGACCTGTATTGGTTTCGCAACCAAGAAAACCATTGGGTGGTCAATGACTCCCCTGTTGATCGCGTCACCCTGATCATGTGCATTCGCACCAACCGCTTCGGCCATCGAGCCTGAGGAGAACATCATGCCATTCGGCGCAGTTGTAGGTGCAGTAGCAGGCGGTGTTGCCAGTTCAGCAACCTCGTCTCTTCTTGGTGGGGGAAGTTCGTCTGCTCAAGGTGCAGCGCAAGCCGACCCGTTCGCCTCCCAACGTGGGCAGTATCAGGATATGCTGTCTAGACTAATCAGTGATCCTTCTAGCATCACCAGCCAGCCTGGCTATCAGTTCCAGTTTGAGCAGGGGCAAAAAGCCCTCAGCGGGCAGATGGCTGCGCAAGGGTTCTTGACAAGCGGCAATCGAGCAACTGCTCTGACCAAATTCGGTCAAGACTACGCCTCGAATGCCCTGCAGAACCAGGAACTGCTGCTCGCGCAGTTGGCTGGCGCGAACATTGGCTCACCAGGAACTGCAGGGCAGATCACTGCGCAGCAAGGGCTGCTCAATCAGCAAGCTGCGAGTGCTGTTGGGAATCAGGTCGGAGGGGCGCTCAACAATGCTGTCTCCGGCTGGATGGGCGGTGGTCAGCAAGGGTTCACCATGCCATCTGGTTTCAATACCGGCGTAGGCACTTCCTCCTACAATGTTGGTGGTAATACCTATTCCGCACCTGATATTTCCTACGGCATGGGTTCCGGCCTGGCCTACGGTACATAAGGAGAACTCATCATGGCAATCGGAGGTTTTCTTCAAGGCCTTGGTCAAGCCTATGGGCGCAACATCATTTTCGGCCAGCAGATGCAGCAGGAGCAGGCAAAAACTGACCTGGATAAAGCTCAAGCACAAATGGCCCAAATAGCTCTCACTGAGAAGCAGCAGCAGATCAAAACTGCCCAGGATTTGGGGCAAATGATTGCTTCACAGACCCAACTGCAGGGAGCAGATGCAGCAAATCCCCTCAACCGCGCGAAGATGTTCGACCAAGCTGCAGTGATGGCTCTGCAGAGTGGGGATATGGTTGGCAGCGAGAACATGTCGAGGCTCGCAAAGCAGTCTCTTGATGAGGGTAAGGAGCAGGTTGCGTATCAGTCTGCCCAACAGCAGCTCAAGAAGGAGGATTTGGCACAATCTGCTGATGCGTTTGCTGCCAACCCCACGCCGGAGAATGCCAAAGCCTTGCATGACAAGGCCATTGCTGCTGGTGTGAACCCGGCAACTATCCCTGCGAACCTCAAATCTCCGGAGGGGCAGGCTTGGATCAACCAGCAGAAGCTCGCCTCGATGGATGCGAAGACCAAGGCTGAATTCCTGGAGCGCGCGCAGGAGCATAATGACCAACGGCAGCAGCAACTGCGAGAATTTGAGGAGCGCCGAGCCGATCGCAGAGCGCAAATGGCAGATGCTGCTGCTAACCGTGCCCTCACTCGCTCGATTGAAATCCAGCGACTGCAGCTATCCGAAAAGGAATTCGAGTTTCGAAGGGAGCAAACAGGTATTGGAGGCAAGCAGCAGCAAGCAACCACCACTGCACTGGCTGGTGCGAGCGCAGAAGCTCTGCGAAACCTACAGCAGATGTCCCACTTCGGGGCAGGGACTACTTCGTCTCCGTTTGTGAATCTGACGGATCATACTGCACTGCAAGCCATTGCGAAAACAGGTACGAACAACCTCACGCCAGAGGAAGTGCAGATGTTCCAGACCTCCGGCGCTGGCCTGGCTAACCAAATCGGCCGGGTGGAAACCCTCGGAGGTGGTCGCGGTGTGACACAAGCGCAGATCAACCAGCTGGAGAAGCAGATCATTCCGGCCTCCGGAGACTCCAGGCTCGAAGCCGCCTACAAGCTCTCCACTGGTGCCCAGATCACGCTCACCAGAATGAAGAACACTCCCGCTCCCCGCGACCCTGCAATGAAGTCTGAGTGGGATATGACCATGCAGCAATTGTCGAAATACCCCACACCTGATCAAATCCTCTCGGCAGCACAAGATCCGAAGGCTCGGGAGAAGCTGATGAAGTTGCAAGGGAGCTATGAGAAGCTGAGGGACAGTTTGTCAATGCCGCAAGCAGCACCCGCACCTGCAGCGGCAACCACGACCGCACCGGCTCTCCCGGCTGGCTGGTCGGTACAGGAGCACTAACATGCCGGATTTCACTTTCACCTCACCTGAAGGTAGGAACTATACGGTCACAGGGCCTGAGGGGTCTACAAAGGAGCAGGCATTTCAGATTCTGCAACAGCAGCTCTCTGCAGGAACGGCAAAGGAAGATGCAGGCACAACAGCAGCTGTTCCTGCTACTACTCCTGCTGCCACTTCCACTGCCCATGACCGGGTGATGCACAACCTTGAAGCCCTGCGCCCTCCGATCACCAAACCAGGAGCACTTGATGAACCTACCTCCCATCCCACCCTTGGCAGTGCTGCTTCCGCCATTGGGCAAAGTACTTTTATGGGTGGCGCTCTTGGTGCTATGTCTCCGGAGATTCTGCAAGGACTTGGAGCAGCAGCAACAGCTCTCGGGCAGCCGGAAATCGGATTGCCCATGATTGAGGCGGGGACTGCGATGAAGGGCGGGAGGATGGCCCTTGCTGCAACAGGCGCAGTCTCTGGGATGGCGTCTGAGGCTGGTGGGCAGCTAGTTGAGGCCGCTGGAGGGACGAAGGGGCAAGCAGAAGCTGCTCGGATTGCCGGTGGATTTGTCAGCCCGAGCGCGGGGATGGTAGAGCAGTTCGTGCCGAAGGCAGGGAAAGTTGCCTGGAAACTTGTCCAAAAACTTCTGGGTAATGAGGTGCCGGAAGGGTCGAAGGCTGTTGAGGCTGCCAAATCGGCTCTCAGCAAGCTGGACAATGTGAACCAACCCCGCAATGCAGTGCACGCCATGCTGCAGCAAGGGGTTGAGTTGGATCGGCAGGCTGCGGAAGCTGCGGGGAGGGCGCATATTGAGGCCGCCGGGCGAGAGGTTTCTCGGCTCGCGGCAACCGATGCCGAGGCTGCTATCCGTCACATGGACGAGACCCGGACCACGGTAGAGAAAATGCGAGCCGAGGCCGCCGCGAGGGCTACTACCTTAAACAAAGCAGCAGGAGGTAAGCTCGCAACGGCCAACAGAGTGCTGGCGATGGCAGAGCCGGAGCTGAAGAATGTGGGGCAGGTGCGGGAATTGTCGGACATTGGCACGGATATGAGAAATTCCGTGATGAGCAAGTATGGTGCAGAGTTGCAGGCTCGTGGGCAGGCGTATAAGCAGACTCTGGCTGAGCGGGATGCGATTGTGCAGAGAAGGGAAGCTGCAGGGGAGACTGTTGATAACACCCAGGGGATGAAGGATCTCAAGGCTTTTCTTGGGAAGCAGACGCTGAGCACAGCAGTAGGACGAGCAGCAGCGAAGGGGTTGAAGCCGGTTGCGGAGCCTGGGATTGTGGGAACCTACGCGAGGATTCAGGATGCACTGGCAACGAAGCGGTTTGACACCGGCATGGTGGATGCGAATGGGCAGCCCATTGTGCAGACGTTCAAGAACAGCTTCGATGCTCTGGATCAGATTCGCAGGAAGCTTGGGGATGTGGTAAAGAATCGTGATGTGGAAGGATTTTCCACCCTCACGCATCAGCAAGCATCTGACCTGTATGCAAGGATCAGCAAGATCCAAGAGGAGTTTGTGGGAACCCGACCCGATGGCACGAACATTCAGAAAGAACTGCAGGAAGGGTATGCTGGAGCAAGTGGTGAACTGGCTAAATTCGAAACGAAGCTTGGCAAGAAAGCTACTGCACTCGATCGTGTCAACATGGAACAGTTCGCAGGGGATGCAAAAAGCCTACCGAAGAATGCTTTTCAGTCGCAGCAGAGCGTCCGCGATCTGAAGGAGCTGGTTGGGAACCCCGAGCAGGTCAATCGAATGGCAGGAGATTATGCCGCGCGGAGCCTGCAGGGGCAGGATGCGAAGCAGGTAGGCAAGTGGCTGCGGGAGAATCGAGATTGGACGAGGGAGATTCCGGGGCTGACGGAGAGGGTGCAGGGGTATCAGCAGAAGCTGGAGCAGATTGAGCGGGTGAATCAGAAGCTCGGGCAGAGGGCGAAGGGGCTGACAGGGGCTGCGGCGGAGGTTCGTCCGGCGGCTGAGGCCGCAGCAGCGAAGGAGATGGCTGCAGGGACTTCTCGCGCGGCAGAGATAGCCCGTGGGAGTGTGGATGTGCAGAAGAGGCTGCAGGAGACTGCACAGAAGGAGGTGCAGCAGCTGGTGACGGAGAGGTTTGCACCGAGTCAGAAGCTGCAGGGCATTCTACAGAGTGCGGAGGCCCCAGGAGCGGTGAGGAAATTGCTGCTGGAAGGCTCGCCGGAGCAGACCCGGCTGGCTGCTAAGCATTTGAGTGCAGCTCCTGGTGGGCAGCAGGTGCTTGAGGGGAGTGTGCGCGAGGTGTTGAGCGGGCTGAGCGAAGGGCAGTTGAAGCAGAAGTGGAGCGAGCAGGTGCTGCCCATGCTCACGGAGGGGAAAATGCTCCCGCCGGAGAGGCTGAAAGCACTGCAGGGGGATGTGGAGCGCGTGCTGCGGGCGTACAAGGGGCCGGAGAAGGTGAAGCTGGTGCAAATGTACGTGGCGGCAGCCCTGGGGGAGAGCGCTGGGAGAGCGAGGCGGGCGGTGGAAGGGTACTGATGGGGGTTTCTGGCCGCGATTAATAATTATTAAATGCGGCCAGAAATTGCTATATAACGGAAAGTCATATGCCCGGTGCGCTACTACGGCCTCCGGGCATATGACTTTTGGGCTATATAACCGAATCCGGTGGTGCGCTCGGGGCTATATAACAAAAATGTATAGTTCCTAAATGGGGAGGGAGAGAAATTGAGGGGGTCGCCGTGATAGACTATGAGCGACGAGCAGCAGCGAGGAGCAGCTTTTAATTATAGCGCGGAGCGCTCTAGCTTGGGGGTTGATGTTGTGGGGGCGTAGTCTCGTGTAATGCGAGCGCAGGCGTCGAATTAATTTCTGGCGGCAATTAATAATTATTAATCGCGGGCAATTATTCCCCTCCCTCAGCCCCTGCTGTTGTAACCTTGCGGGCCTGATGCTACTGTTCACCGGAATCGTTATTGTGTTTCCCGCCTGCAAATAAGCGGTTCGAGCTAGTGTGATTGTGTTTCCCGCCTGCCTCCGGCAGGAGTTCCCTCGTGAGGTGGTGTGATGAGTGGATCGAACATTCTGGTCAGTGGTACTGGTATCGAACTCCCTCCGATGATCGGGGATTTGTACGTCCCCGTTACACTGAACAGCGCTGCGGGGACGACACCGCAGCTGATGGTTACTGGTGCTCCTGGGTATCTGCTCACTCGGCTGTTTGTGGAAGTTGATGCCAGCTGCACCGTCTCCGGTGGGGGGATGGTGTCGATCAACTTCACCGACACGGGGTCGGGATTGAGCGTCAGTCAGTATCGAGTCTATATCCCTGCGACGTTCACCGCGCCTACCGTGCCGACGGGCCCGCAATTGGCATCAACAGGTACGGGCTATTGGTTCCGTGCTCGCACGCCGGGGAGCACACTGACCGTCTCGCTGAATACGGCTCTCACTGCGGGCACGATCCGGGTCGCAGCCAACTATGCCCTCACCACAATCGATTCCTGACCACTTGCATGAATATCCTGCTCATCGATTCCACTTCCTGCATGCTGGACTTCGCTATGCGCTGCGAGGCGCAGGGCCACTCCGTCCGCACGTTTATGGGGCCACTCAAGAATGGTGACCGGTCGACCGTTGGCGATGGGCTGATCGAGAAGGTTGCTGATTGGAAGCCCAGCATGCAGTGGGCTGATCTGATTGTGCTGAGCGACAATTGCAAGTACATGCAGCAGCTGGAGGGATATCGCAATCGTGGTTTCCCGATCTTTGGGCCGAATCTGGAAGTCACCTCGTGGGAACTCGACCGGAACATAGGTGCGGCTGTTCTTGAAGAGGGCGGAATTGAGTGCCTGCCTAGCATCCCCTTCAAGAGGTTCGACGAAGCTATTGCCTATCAGGCCGCTCACCGCGACACGAGATTCGTGTGCAAGCCTTGCGCTGACGTGGACAAGTCCCTCTCCTATGTTTCGAAGTCCCACAAGGATATGAGCTTCATGCTCAGTCATTGGAAGCGTACGATCCCGAAGCCCCCTCCGTTCATTTTCCAGGAGTTTTGTCCTGGGATTGAGGTTGCTGTTGGCGGCTGGTTCGGACGTGACGGGTTTGCTTCCCATTTCCTCGAAAATTTCGAGTTCAAGAAGCTCATGAACGATGAGCGTGGGCCGAATACAGGGGAAATGGGCACGGCAATGAAGTACGTAACCGCAGAAGAGTCTCGACTTGCGCGGGAGTTGCTGCTGCCGCTCACTCCGAAACTTCTGCGCAGTGGCTACACCGGCTATATCGATGTGGCCGTGATGGTCGGTACTGAAGGCGAACGCAAGGGTTGCCTGAACCCGCTGGAGTTTACTTCCCGTCCTGGTTGGCCTCTGTTCAACATCCAGCAGGTACTCCACGGTGATGTGGCGAATTGGATGAAGGATCTGCTGGAAGGTCGAGACACGTTTACTCCGCGAAAAGAAACTGCCCTTGGCGTGGTACTTGCCATGCCTGATTTCCCGTATGGGAATAAGACACCTGAGGAGCTGTCAGGGTTCCCAATTTGGGGTGTTGACGAGAGCAACAGGTACTTCTTTCACCCCTGCGAAATGAAACTCGGCAACGGGATCGGAGAGAACGGGTCTGCTGAGCCTATGCTGGTCAGTGCCGGAAACTACCTTGCTGTTGCAACTGGCCTCGGTCGTACAGTCGAAGAGGCCAAATCCGCTGCCTATGATGTTGTCGATCAGCTCGAAATCCCCAACTCTGCTATCTACCGGACTGACATCGGCTGCCGATTGGAAAAACAACTTCCAATTTTGCAGAAGCATGGTTATTGTGATTCGTGGGAGTACTGATGACTCAGCCACTTCCTCCTGTCCCTCCTGTAGGAAAAGATGGTACATCTGCACATGCATGGCAGCGGTGGTTCCTGCAGTTACGCGACACTGCGCAAGCATCTGCAAATGCAGCTGTAAATTCAGGTAGATACCAAGAGTCGACAGGTGTTGGTACTGCTCTGACCACCACCACCATCACCCCGATTGCGTCTTTGGTTCTCCCTGCGGGGGATTGGGATGTGAGCGGTGTTGTGCAGTTTCAGATGGGTAGCGGGGCTCAGTGTAGTGAGTTGATGTGCGGTACTAGCTCCAGCAGCTCGGCATTTGGTGCTGTCCCAGGCTCTCGTGTGCTTCAGAGATCGAGTGTGAACACCGTGGGATGGGCGCAACTTTCTCCTGAGATCGCTGTCCCCACGGTGCGGTACAATCTCTCTTCCCCCTCTACTGTTTACCTACTGGCCTACGCTGCTTTTGCTGTTGCGGGTATTACCGCTGTAGGAAACATCCGAGCGAGAAGTTTCTCTTAATTTCTGTATTGTTTTGTGGGGGTAGCATGGGTCAAGGCAGAGCAGACTATTTCCGCAATGGTGCGTGGAATTTCTTCTGCGACCTGTGCGGGGCAAAGGTTAAATCGACCGAAGCTATGAAGACATGGCAAGGTCTGTATGTCTGCAAGCATCACAAGGAAGTGCGCAACCCACAAGATTTCCTACGTGGTGTGAAGGATGACCAGACAGTGCCATGGTCGAGACCAGAAAAAGTCCCTGAGACTTGGGTGCCAGCTCCTTCTCAGTGCACACTCCGAGGGAAGAATGCGATTCCTTCGTGGGCTGTACCTGGATGCGCTCTGCCCACATACTACAATCCAGCTTTCTTGCCAAGCTCTCCTGAAGCAGGTAGACCTAACTGCACACTAGAAGGGGTCAATGGACTTCCATCTTGGGCAGTACCTGGATGTGCGTTCCCTTCCTACAACAATCTTGAAATCGGGGATCATCCACTTGTCCCGAATACTATAAACTACCCAAGTCGCTCTCCTATTGACACTGTGATTGGCATTATCTGAGGACACTTTTATGACTATTCCGAATTTCATTGATTATAGCCCTGAGACCCCTATCACGGCGTCTTGGCTGAATCAAGTTTCTAACCTGAATTGGGGGGTGATGGGGGGAGATTCGCAGGCAATCCCTACCACTGTTGCTCAACTGTTGGCAAACCTCGGCATTCCTTCCCTGATTCAAGGTGGCTCGACTCAATGGCTGACTTCGGTATCGGGAACTGATACTATCACGGCTGTGGGCAATCCCACGGTAGCTTCGTATTCGGCGGGGCAGGTATTTCGATTCGTCGCTGTTGGGACGAACACCACGAACGCGCCGACATTAAACGTGGATGGTATTGGGGCAGTGAACCTCGTACAGCTTGGAGGGTCTTCGATTCTGCCTGGAAGCATCCTGAGCGGATGCGTGGTAACTGCTGTCTACGATGGCGCTCAGTTTCAGGCAATTCTCCCCACTGCCACTAAAGACATTCAGACTGTCTCTGCGTCCGTTGCATCGAATGCGCTCACTGTTGGATACACTGCTATTGGGGCTTTGCAGTTCAGAAATGGCTCCCTCCCAAATGGGGCCTTGTCTAAGGTTGGCCTTGCTTCGCCCTTGTCCTTGACAGTCCCGTCAGGGGCAACACTGGGAACGGCTTCGGGAACGGCTGCCACGCTCATGTTGCTGGTTGCTTACAACGGAGGGGCTCCTGTCCTTTGTATCGCGAACCTCAGCGGTGGTTTGGACTTTTCCGAAACTGGCCTTATCAGCCCGACGACGATTAGCGGCAGTTCGAATAGCGCTAGTACGGTCTATTCGGAATCGGCGGTTAGTGCGAATAGCCCGTACCGAGTGGTGGGCTATGTGACGATTACGGAGGCTACGGCGGGCACATGGGCCACGGCTCCCGCTCTCGTGCAGGGTATTGGCGGTCTTGCGGGCATCACGAGTATTGTTGCGGCATCGAATGCGAATGCGAATGCTCCAATCAACAATACGGGTGCGGTGTCTGACATCACACTGGCACTGGGGCAACAGGCCTATATTGATGTAACGGCTTCGACCAGTGTCCCACTGCACATTGCGACCGCTGATAATCAGGTCTATGAAGTAGAAATGCTGATGCAGGGGAACACGGGTTCTGCGGGAAATACAGTTCTTAACCCTAATAACTCGACTTACACGAACTTCTTCATTGGGAATGGGAATGCCTCATCCAACTCCTCAACTTCCGGCTATGCTATCTATACTTCTGGATTCCTGATTGCATACGCGCAAGACGTTCGTCATGCCCTGTTTCACGCCTCGACCAAGACTATCTCCAAGTCAGTGATTGGCTCTGCGGAGGGTATCAACACCGTCCCGCAGACGTACTCTATTCAGGGCTCTTCGCATTGGCAATCTGTAGCGAGCAGTGGGGGCAGTGCTTCAGATACGACGACGCTTTGGACTTCGCTCGGGACGGTCGCATTCCCTGTTGCGGCGACGGGGCGCATCATCATTCGACGGATTGCATAAGGAGTAGTTATGGACTATTTTAAACTTACTGATGGGAATGTGATAGGGCTGGACAATGGGAAGGCTGCCCCAGAGGGGGCGGTTTCCATCACTGCAGAGCAGTTTTCTGCTATTTCTATAGCTCAGGTTTTCACACTGGCGGAAGAGAAGGCAGCAAAGATTTCTGAACTGACTGGAGATTGTCGAGAAGCAATAGTCTCTG